TTTCGTCTCCGTCAGTTATTAAAAAACCGACGTTAGGTACATCATGTTCTAATTCAAAAGGAAGAACAGTAAAGCATCCTATCTTAAATGACTGCTTCGGTGTAATTTCAACCCAGGTTCGTTCATCTAAAACGTGTAACGCTTGTGCCGTATCCTTTGTTATATATACTTTATGACCTAGTTTTAACCAATCACTAACCGATTTAGAGTGGTCGCCATGTTGGTGAGTTACTAGAACACCAAATAAATGCAGAAAATTGTACCTACATGCTCTTTGAATACTTTTAAAGGGTAAACCTGCGTCAAGGATAATTTCGTCGCCGTTTACGTTCGATTTTAAACGGTAGCAGTTGCCAGCGGAACTGCTACCAAAACATTCAACGCTAATCATTTGAACATAGCTTCGCTATTTAATACTTCACCAGTTTCGGCATCGACAAACATCGGTTCGTTATCGATATCAAGTGTTTCGGTATTTGCGTTATGTTCAATCGTTGTTACAGCATCATCTAAGATTTCACTTACATTACCTTCAACGTCGATAGTCTCATCGGCAGTAGGTAACCCCATTGAAATTTCAGGTGCTGTAGTTCTAATCAACCAAGCTGCAGCACGATAACGTAACATTTGGTCCGGCATTGTGCGCCATTTAGAACCTTTTTTATCGTACCAGCCTTCCGCTTTAGCGATTGCGATTGTTACCTCAGGGCCAGCGATAATTTCATCGCTTCCTTTTTCGCGAGTGTAGGCAATAATGCCTTGACTATCGGTACCCTTTGTACCAGTTTCTTTGTATTTAATCGCTTCAAATCTACCGCACTGATTAAACGTTGCAATTAAGAATTTAGAGGACCAACTAGGGTTACCGTACACTACATATAGATTTTGCATTACCATTAATGGGCTAGCGTTAATGCGAACCGCCATTTCTAATGCGATACAAGCATTACCAAAGTTGTTAGGGCCTCTAAAGTTATCAGGCACCAAACTTGACTCATTAAACATTTTTGCTTGACGTTGTAATAATTCAAAACTAGCTACGGAATTAAAGTTAGCCGCCACCTCGTTTTTTTTTGTTGTGATTTCGTTTGCCATGTTATACCTCCACATCTACACACAATTCTTTGCATGTTTCGTCTACGATTAATTTAATAGTTTGGCTTTTACAGTTGATAAACTTTGTAACCGCTTCGGCGTTATCAATAAACACCGGTGCGTTTACCTTATAAAACTTAGTTAAAGCGTTAATAATATCAATACCAGCGTTAATTCGTGCTGCGTTATTAAGGCTTCTATATGGAACACCATCAACCATAGTTTCACAGCAATCTTCAACGCTACCATTTACAAAAACATTCGCCATTTTAAACGTTGTAATTGTAAAGTGCTTGTTGATAGTATCTTCGAGCATTTCAACTTTAGCTTTTACAAACTCATCTAATAGGAACGCCGTTTCATCAACTAAATTCTTTTCATTGATTAATCGTTGCTGTTCTTGTTCAAGTTCGTTAATGCGTTTAGTAATATCACGAATAACATCGTATTTTGTGAGTTCCGTTTGTAACGTGCTTCGTTTATCGGCCAGTTCAGATAATTCACTATCAAGTCGCTTTAATTGGTCGTCGCTTGTATTATCTTCGTCAAGCTCGAGCATAAATAACTCCGCTTTAAGGTCGTTAACTTGTACATCGTTATCTAAATCAACTTCACCGACTTCATTCATTGCTTTTTCTTTTGTGTCTTTGTTGTTAGATAGTTCTTCGATTTGACTACACATGCCATCGACTTTCACTTGCATGATTTCCTTTTGCTCGATGTAGTTTTGTTTTAACGAATTAGCACTATCAATCAACTTTTGCCACTCTTCAAGGTTTGTAGCTTTTTGAGTATTAAAAATAGCTTCAAGTTCTGCTCGCTTTTCAGCTGGATATGGTTGTCCACAAGTAGGGCATAGTTCATCGTCGAATTGTGATTGGTTAAACTTATCAAATTCAGATTGTAGCTTTTCAATACGAGCTTCTTCCTGTTTGATTTGAGTATCTAATTCATATTCACGGTCTTTAAATCGGTCTCGTTCACTCTCTGCCATTTGTAATTGAACAAGTGATAGCTTATATTCGTGTTCGAGCCGTCGCTCTTTGTCAGTATGTTCGTTCATTAACTGGCTTTTTCTATCCGCCAATTTACGTTTTACTTCACGAATTTTAGCGGTACGCTCTGCGCCGTCTAAGCCGTTAATGATAACTGATTTATCTCCCTCTAACTGCTTAATAGCGGTTTCGATAGTTGCTATATCGTCCTTTAATTTTTGCTCCCCTTCCATTGGAGTTGGCTTACAGTTAACTGCTTCATCAATTCGAACTGGTATCATATCCAATTCTTTATTAATAGCAGTTTTTTTACTTGCGATAATCTTGCGTTGCTCGTCCACAGAACGGCCATTCAATAGTTCGGTTAATCGTTTCAATTCCTCTTTGCTATTGATTACGCTTGCATCGTCCACATCACCGCACATTTCAAGTAATAATTTACGGCGATTTTGCCATGTGTATTGTTCATTAAAGAATAAAGGGTTAGTGATTAACTTAAACACATCTTCATTAATCATGCTATTAATAAAGGCCTTGTACTCTTTTTCTTTAGAGGGAACATCGTTAATGAAATAATCGGTCGTATGACCTGTTAACTTAACTTCACCGCCCCTAGGGTTACTGTATTTCTCACGATAAATGCGTTTTAGTGTGAACCCTGTTCCGTCCTCATTATCAAAGGAAGCTTGAACCATATGATTAACGTTGTGAACTGGTTCGCCGTTTTTTAGTGTTTTAATTTGAAAGTCTGCTCTATCTAAGCTATCCTTACCAAACAATAGCCAGCAAAGAGCATCGAAAACAGTTGTTTTACCTGTGGCGTTATCACCACGAATTATAGTGTTATTAGTAAACCTAAAATCACCAAATTCAATACCTTTGAAATTTTGTAAATTTAATTGTACGAGTTTCATATGTTATATCCTCTCTATGATACTTGTGCTTCAATATCAATCGTTCTAGGTTCAATTTGTAATTGGTTCGCCCAGGCTAAGACTGTATCGTTAATGTTCTTATTTCTATTTACACTTTGATTACCGAACAGCTTCGCTTGCACCAGTTCCTTAAAATCATCATCAACTCGATTTAATTCTAAGCATGCAACTGGTTTCATGGTATCGTCTGTTACAACTACGATGGCAGTTGTACCTCGAATAACTTTATCTTTATAACTACCTACACAATTTTTAAGTTGTTTACCAACGGTCATTAAGTCGGCAGCAGTTTTAGGTACCATAAAGTGCATTCCGTTTATATCCGCATTTAACATCGGAAGTTTAGGTAGATTTACATCACCATATTCTTGCTTATTAAATATAGTAATAACTGCATCGTGAAAGCTCTTTAGTCTAAACTTTGTATTATGCAATAACTCCCTATAGCTAGGTTGCAATTTTTGATACATATTAACGATGTCGCTTATGTTACGCTGTTCTTCACTCAATAACCATTTAAGAACATTCTTTTCACCAAAACGACCTATGACATTAAGCCACATATTACGAATTTCTTGCGTTGTAACCTTCATACACTCTAATAGGTGGCGAGGTCGTTTTACAATGTGTTCATAGTGCGGAATGCTGTTATCAATTTTTCGGTTTAACGTTACGATTTTTCTTCGGCAGTTTTCATCTTTAAATAAGTTCAAAACGTTTGCCATTTTAACCATCATAGGGTCTTTAATCATTGCTTTTCTTAGTGAACGACTATTAGGTGCATGACTTGTAATTCGTAATGCTTCCAGGAAGTTTATACCTGTTCTTGTTAGGTTAAGCACATCATCATCAAACGGAATAGCGATATTAGGTTGAACGCCATATAAGTACTCCCAATTATTACTGCTTTTAATTAAGTCTGTAATTGTTGGCATGTCAGGTGCCTGCATTTTTAAAGCCATATTAACAAGCATAGTTTTAAAATAACCGCCATATTCACTCACAGAAGGTGGTATATATACACCCTTAATATCAAAGTCGTATACCTCTTTTAAACGTCGCTCAAATGTTAATCTAAGCGATTTAAAGATTGTGTTTAATTGCTTTTTATATACAGCGTGAACAGCGTACGACTTGTTAAAGTATTTTAAGACCGGTAAAACATCATTTGTTCTGATGTACTCAACTGTTAAATCATGCTTTTCACGATTACGGTCGATAAATACGGCCATTTTACGCTTAAAGTCAAAGCGAAGAGTTTCAGTACATATTCCTCGGTCTATTCGTCTACCGTCGAACGTTAATTGAATACCTTTATAGCGAATTTTTAAATCAAGAAAGTATTTATAGTTCCATATGTCGATATTGATATTTAAAGGGAATACGCTATCTTCATTTGTCCAATAAAAAATCTTATCCCTTTCAGGGTTTGAGTAAACACCACAGTTAGGGCATACATAATGTTTGGCACCAGTTACATAACCACTATGAAAACTATATTTTCGCTCCCATTGTCCGCCGAATGTAAAGTTGCAATCGCAATGGTGAATGGTGGTATACAGAGCGTCATATTGACGCTCCATAATAATGCTGTCGAACATTTTATTTACATTGAAGTTGCCTAAAAATTTCATTGCTACCCCCTAGTCAAACATGCTTAACAAGTTTTCTTCCTCGTCCTCTTTAGGCTGTTCAACCACTTGAACTGGTTCTACAGTTTTCTTTTTAGTTTCCTTTTTAGGCTTAGGCGCTTCCTCTGTTTTATCTTCGGCCTTAGCGTGATTTTCAACTAGCTTAATCGCCTTGATGATACTCTTAGAAACCGATGTGTTAGTTTCGATAAAATCTAATGCCCTTTGATACTCGATTGTGTTCGCTGGGTCTAGTTCAATTGCTTTTTTTAACACATCTATTTGAGGCGTTACAGTATCTATAACGTACTTAAAACCATTAGTATTTACCATGTTTAAACTCTCCTTATTTATTCATCAAAGCGTTTAACTCATTAATGATTTCAGGTGTTAAATCTTCGCTTGAAGGGTTCCCTTGCACACCGTGATTTCTAAAGATTGTGAGTGCTGCTTTAATACCATCTTGACCTACAGCTTTTAACCACTCTTTGAACTCCGCCCAATAGGCTTTATAGTCGATTTCCTCTGTTGGTTCCTCAACAGATAATTCAGTAGGCTCAACGTCAACAACGTTGCCATCAAAGTCGGTTACTGGCACAGGTGGTTCCTCGATTTCAATAGAAATGTTTTCAACAATTTCTTTATCGACCTTAGCACCAGGAACAGGCTTTTCTTCCTTAGGTTCATCTTTTACTGGTTTTGGTTCTTTTTTAGGTTCCTCTACAACTTTTACCGCTAACTCCTCAATAGATTTAGGGTTCATAAGTTCGTTATACTCAGCGATTTTTTTCGCTAAGTCTTTAGGGCCTTTAAATTCGATTGTAAATTGGTTCATGATGTTTACTCCTTTTCTAAATAGGCTTTAAT